TAGTGAAAAACCCTATAAAATTTAAGATTCCACTTAATGAAGAACAAAAAGAAGCTAAACAGCTAATTTTAGATAACACAATAACACTTTTAGCGGGTCAAGCAGGTTCTGGTAAAACCTTATTAGCCTGTCAAGTAGCTTTAGATGGTTTATTAAGAAGAATTTATGATAAAATTATTATTACTCGCCCAACAGTTTCAAAAGAAGAAATAGGATTCCTACCAGGGGATTTAAGGGAAAAAATGGATCCTTGGGTTCAACCTATTTATCAAAATTTATATATGTTATATGATAAAGCTAAAGTTGAAAAACTTATAGCAGATGGTAAGATAGAAATTGTGCCTGTATCATTTATGAGGGGTAGAACATTTTTAGATTCATGTGTTATTGTAGATGAAGCACAAAATGTAACCCACGATCAAATGGAAATGATTACTACTCGTTTAGGTTTAAGATCTAAAATGATGGTATGTGGCGATGATTACCAAATTGATTTAAAAAAGAAGGCAGACTCAGGTTTTAAATATTTATATAAGGCATCCTATAAAGTTAAAAATCTTGAAGCAATTACACTTACATCTAACCATCGTAATGAAATTGTTGAAGATTTAAGAGATTATTATGTAGATAACCCTGTTTATTAATATTTATATGAAAAACCATGGCTGCAGGAAGATACTCTTTTGTAATAGAACAAGGTGCTACTACGGATTTTGAGGTAGTATACCAAGACTCAGGATCTAATCCTATTAGTCTACAAAACCATCAAGCTAGGATGCAAGTTAGGTCTACTCAAGACGTAACGGGTACCTTAATTTTAACTTTAAGCAGTAGTTTGGAAAATGATGGCACAGGATTAAATCTAAGTGGTTCTAATGGATCAACCCATATAGAATCGGGTTCAATAGGAGTAAAAATCTCAGCTCATACTTCATCACTACTCGATTTTACAGAAGCATTTTATGATTTAGAAATATCTTCTGGAAGTTCTCACCCTGTAGTAACTAGAATATTAGAGGGTAAAGTACAATTAAGTAAAAACGTAACTTCAGGCTCATTTTAATATGGCTAGTTCTATAAACGTTAACCAAAACAATAATACTGTATCTTTACAAGATCAAAATCGTAAAATTACGATTACGGATAATGTGCAAGAAAAAATAGTTAATATAACTCAACCCGTTACTGATATAGTAAATGTTGTTACTATAGGTCCTCAAGGTCTTTCCGGAGCTAGTGGACCTAGTGGCTCACAAGGTCCCGCTGGATCTTCTCAAGATACAGGTTCTTTATTAACTACAGCTTCTTACTCTAATCCAAATTTAACTTTTACTAAAGGAAATGGTAATACGTTTAATGTAGAAATTTCAACTACAACCCCATCACTTGCTCAAGTAACAGCTCAAGGATCTTCTACTACAACTGCTATTACGGCCTCAATAATAAGTTTAAGTGGTGATCTATATAGTAATAATTTCATCCTCCCCGATACTTCTAAAATAGGATGGGCTACCACCAATGCGGCAAATAATATTAACATATCAGGTAAAAGTGGAATATTAACTATATTTAGTGGATCTACCTTTGCACCAGCATTAGTACCAAAAATTCAAATTGACGCATCAACTGCCCATCTAACATCCTCAGGTAATATTACTGCTAATATTATAAGTGCAAGTAGATTCGAGGGTGGGGGAATTGATGGAAGAAGTACTACAGTTAAATTTAATGCCCCTATTACAGCATCTTCAATAAGTGCAAGTAGTACAATAATAGGATCTAATGTCACTACTACTAATGCTACCGACATTACTTCACTTAAGACTAAAACCCCTTTCTTATTTACTTTACAGACATCATCCACTCAAGGTCCTACTATATTTTCTGAAAGTATTGCTGGGTTTACCCCTGCTGGATCTATAGGAGGTGGTACTGTTGGAATTCTTTACTTTTCATCCCAATCAGCTAATGGGGTAAAAATGACAGGAGCTGATCCTTCTAGAAATCCTTCATCCCCTGGACAATATTTTGAAGATGTAGGATCCCAAATTACTCTTATATCAACATCTTCAGGTAAATTTGTTAGAATTAAAGTTGCCGAGGTAACTTCTAAGGTACAACAATTTCAATATAATTTCTTACAAGGTATTATGATAACAGGAAGTGGAGGCTATCCTGATCAAGGGGACACAGTAGAAATGATCTGGGATAATTCAGCAGGAGTAGGAACTATACAGGGAACAGGTGTAACTAATGCTGATACAACAATTAATAAAATTGAAATAGCATATAGAACATCTAGTGGTATTTATGCTCCCAACATAGCAGCTTCATTAGGTGATGAAAGTCCTGTTTCCGCAGCCTCAACAATATATGCTATACCTTTTATTAGTAAAAGTGCTGATTTAACAATTAATAGTTTAATTATTAATCATATAACAGCTTCAAGTATAAGCTCAAGTAATATTACTTTAAAACAAAATGGAACAATAAAGGATCTTACTGGAAACTCCGAGCTGAAATTTTCAAGTACGGCAATCAACGCTGATACCGCAGTTGCTAATTTTACTGTTAGTACTAGAACTAATTTTCTTGGAAATGCTAATGTAGGAATTAATCCCCCAACAGTATCAACTGTAGCTCCCGAAAAACTAACAGTAGGGGGCAACATAAGTGCAAGCGGTAATTTTACATTAGAAGGAAATATAACGGCTTCAAATAATATAACTGCAAGTGGAACAGGTTCATTTGGTTATATGTTTCTTCCTAATTTACCTACATCTGATCCTGGGATAGCGGGAGCAGTATTTAGAACTGGTAATGATTTAAAAATATCAACAGGATAATATCCTTTTTGATATTTATAAATAAAACAATATGGCAAACCCCTCAATATGGCCCGGCTCTAGTTCATTTTTTCCGGGAGATACTCCTTTTGGGTTTTATGATAATGATACTGAATTCCAACAGGATGCAGATAAAGTAACAGTATTTTGTGCTCGTCGTTTAGGGTATCCTCTTACTGATGTAGAATTACAAGATATTAATTTTTATACAGCATTTGAAGAAGCAGTTACTACATATGGTAACGAAGTGTATGCTTATCAAGCAAGTGAAAATTACTTAGATTTTGAAGGATCTAATACTAGTTCTCAAGCTAATTACAAACTGCAAAAACCTAATTTAGGGGCTATTATAAGATTAGCTGATGAATATGGTAGTGAAGCAGGTGTTGGAGGATCTGTAGAATACAGAACAGGTAGTATTCAAATGACAGCGGGTACACAAGTATATGACTTAGAAGAATTTGCTCTATCTCAGAGTATAGAAAAAAATGACATAGAAGTCAAAAAAATATACTATGAATCACCTCCCGCAATCGTTAGATATTTTGATCCATATGCTGGTACAGGAACAAGTACTCAAGGATTAATGGATGCTTTTGGATTTGGAAATTTTTCTCCTGGGATTAATTTTTTATTGATGCCCCTAAACCATGATATAGCAAAAATCCAAGCTATAGAATTTAATGATCAAATTAGAAAATCTAACTATAGTTTTGAATTAGTTAATAATAAAATAAGAATATTTCCTATACCTAAGGCAAATCAAAAATTATTTTTTAAATACATTCTTAAATCAGATAGAAATAATCCTTATGTTTCTGGTAGTCTAGGAACGGGAGTAGTCACAGATATTTCAACTGTTCCCTACACTAATCCTACGTATGCTTATATTAATTCAATAGGGAGGCAATGGGTATTTGAATATACTCTAGCATTAGCTAAAGAAATGTTAGGCTATGTAAGGGGTAAATATGGAACTATCCCAATCCCAGGAGCAGAAGCAACTCTTAATCAATCGGATCTTATTACAGCAGCTACATCTGAAAAAACAGCTTTATTAGAAAGATTAAGATCTTATTTAGAAGAAACATCAAGAACTAAGTTATTAGAAAAAAAAGCAAATGAAGCAGAATTTTTACAAAAAGATTTAGCAGCAGTACCTTATACTATATACATTGCATAATGGCATTATTTGGAGGAGTAAGAGATACCAGTTTAATTAGAAAAATTAACCGTGAGTTAATGGGGAATGTTATTACCCAACAATGTGCCTTTTACAAATATAGATTAGAACAAACCACTATTAACATATATGGAGAGGCTGCAGGAGGTAAATATTTTGATGGTCCTACTTTATTTAATGCTTTAATAAGCAGACAAGATCAAGAATTTCCTGAAAGTGACCTTGGTGTAGATTTCCAATGGGGGATTGAATTTAGATTTTTAAGAGCAGACTTAGTAGACGCTAATGTAGCTGCTGAAATTGGTGACATCATCCTCTACCAGGAAGGATATTATGAAGTAACTAATATAAATTCTAATCAATATTTCTTTGGCAAAAATCCTGATTATCCTAATAATTCTAATCCCTTAAATCCAGGATTAGAAAATTTTGGTGCTAATTTATCTACTATTTGTAATACTATATATGTTCCTGGCGATCAATTAGGAATTACTAAAGAAAGATTATAATGGAAGCAAAAGGAAGAACCCCAACACCTAAATCTCAAGAAGAGATAAGTAATAATTTAGTTCAACCTTATGATAAATTAGGAAGAGGAAATCCTAATACTAGAACTACTTTAAATAGAGGAGAACAAGTTTCTTTTAGAGGAGATACTACTAAACCTTTTAGTTTAGGTATTAAAGACATAGATGAGGCTATTGCCTACTATTTTGCTAATGTTATTAAACCTTCAGTAGTACAAAATGGCAACCGTATTGCTGTTCCTATAAAATATGGTGACCCCGAAAGATGGAAAGATGCTCAACGTGATGGGTATTTTAGAGATGATAAAGGTAAAATTATGGCACCTCTTATTGTTTTTAAAAGAAATACAATACAAACTAATACCCTTACAAATAAACTAGACGCTAATAGACTACACCATTTTGAGTATTTTAATAAATCTTACACTCAAAAAAATGCATATAGTAAATTTAATATTTTAAATCATACTATTCCTAAAAGAGAATCTTACGCTATTGTAATACCCGATTATGTAACTTTAACTTATAGTTGTATTATTTACACCTATTATGTAGAACAATTAAATAAAATTATTGAAGCTATTAATTTTGCAGCTAATAGCTATTGGGGTGATCCCGAAAGATTTAAATTTAAAGCTCTTATTGATTCTTTTGCTACTTTAAATGAAGTAAATACTGGTGAATATAGAAATGTAAGAGCAACATTTGATTTAACCCTTAAAGGGTACCTTATCCCAGATGTTATACAAAAGGATTTAATTGCACCTAAAAAAGTACTAAGTCCTTCTAAAATTAATTTTACATCTGAAGTTGTTAATTCTATACCAGAATCACCTATTCCAGAATTAGATTTACCACCATTAGTTACTAATCCTCTTATAGTGAAACAATTTTCAACAGAAGGAGGAAACATATTAACAACAGAAGATGATTTAATCATAACAACTGAATTCCAATTTTAATATTTATATTTAAATAACCACTATGAGTAACGTAAAAATATCAGAACTGGCAGAAGCACTTAATGTAAATATTATTCCTGAAACAGATGTAATAATAATTAATGATGGTTCTACAACTAAAAAAATTAAAGTTGATGAATTTCTTGTAGCTGCTGGTACTGCTATTAGTGGAAATTTAATTCCTGTTACTGCTGGGGATGATACAACATCTTCATTTGATTTAGGTTCCCCATCAGCAGCATGGAGAGAACTTTATGTATCTACAGCTTCTATTAATTTCGTAGATGCCGCAGGTGTTATTACTAAATTTACTAAAGATGATGTAACAAATCTTAAATCAGGTAAAAGCTTAAGAACTGACTCTAAACAAATTGTTAATGAATTAGATGACACCACCTTTGTAAGAATGGGAGTTGCAGGTAAAGCTTTTCACATTGCCTCAAATACAACCCTTATTAAACTTCAAACAAGTTCATTTGATTTAGGAGATGCTACAGTCCCAGTAACTTTAATAGGTACTACTATTGCTATAACAGGATCTACTTCAAATACGGGCTCATTCGATAACTCTGGATCATTTAATAATGAGGGTTCAAGTTCATTTACAGGATCATTTGAAGTTTCGGGCTCAACAGTAGTTTCTGGATCGTTTACAGTAACAGATCTTTTAACAGTGCTAGCTGACTATGGCCAAACAGGCAGCTTTGGGGTTAGTGGATCCTCAACATTCCAAGGTGATGTTAATATGGATGGTGCTGTTAATGTAAATGATTTATTAACAGTATTAGCAGGATTTGGTGCTAGTGGTAGTAATAGTATTACGGGTTCATTAGTGATTGATGGAGGGGGGATAGGAGAAAGATCTTTAGTAATTACTGGTTCAACAGACATTAGCGGTTCATTCATAGGTGAAGGCACTGGTTCATTTACAGGATCATTTGGCAACTCAGGATCCTTCGAAAACACTGGATCTTTTGTTGCTACAGGATCCTTTAATGTAAATAACTTATTAGATTTATTAGCTAATTATGGGCAAACTGGAATTCCTACTGGTAGTGGGGAAGGAGGAGTAGCAGAAGGTGATATTAATTTAGATGGGCAAGTTAATGTAAATGACTTATTATTAGTACTAGCAGGTTACGGCAATCCTAACATTATAGCAACTAACCAAACTGTTCCTCCAAATGTTAATCACCAATTTATAGGACCTACAATATCAATTAATACAGGTATAACACTATCAATTTCAACAGGTTCTTTTGTTTCTATAACCTCTTAATCAAAACTACATATTTATTAATAAATAAACAGATGAGTACACTTAAAGTAAATAATATTGAATCTTTTACAGGAGCTAATCCCGTAACTATAAACGATGAATTACAAATATCGGGTTCATCAGCTACAGGGCTTAAATCCTTCTCTCATGGACAAACCACAATAGCTTCTGGCATAAATACTCATGCAGAGGGGCTTTCTACTAAAGCTAGTGGCAGTTATTCGCATGCCGAAGGTCGTCAGACTTTATCAATTGGCCAAGCTTCCCATGCTCAGGGTTATTTGACCACATCCTCTGGAAATTTTTCTTTTGCTGCAGGTCAAAATACAGAAGCTCATAAACTTGCTCAAGCAGTTTTTGGAGTATATAATAAAGAATTTTCCCAACCCTATGCTTTTATTATTGGTAATGGAAACTTTTCAACTCGCAAAAATTTAGCAGTATTTGCAACTGCATCTATATTATTTGATACCGGTTCTATCCCTACTTCATCTTTAGGTTTATCTACAGGTCAATTATACAGAACAGGTTCTAGCCTTGATGAAATTAAAATTAAATTATAAAATTTAAATTTATATCTTTTAAAAGAGCCCTTTTTTAAGGGCTTTTTTTAATGTTTTTTACATATTTATAGACAAAATATTATGGAACAAATTAAGTTATCTCAAGAGGAATTAAACATTTTAACTCAGTTACAAGAAACTCAAAATAATATTATTAATTCTTTAGGTCAACTAGAGTATAATATTCAATTATTAGAGTTAAAAAAAGAAAAATTAACTGAAGAAATTGAAAATCTAAAAAAGACGGAAAAAGAGATTGGTGAAGATTTAAATAAAAAATATGGAAATGGTTCAATAGATTTAATATCTGGAACTTTCACTTCATCTGAATCCAATCTTGAAACCTCTTAAAATATTTATTACAAAGCATAAATATAACAACTCATGGCAAATAACAACATCGTTTCACCTGGCATTTACATTAATGAAAATGACCAATCTTTTCTCCCTGAAGGAGTAATTCAGGCGGGAGCTGCTATTGTAGGCCCTACAGTAAAAGGCCCAGTAGAAAGACCAACCTTAGTTACTTCATATAATGACTACGTGTCTAAATTTGGAGACTTAATTACTAGTGGTGGTGCTACTTACTCTTTCTTTTCTTCTACAGCAGCTTATAATTATTTTAATAATGGTGGTGACACTTTATTAGTAACTAGAGTAGTAAGTGGGTCTTATGGCAATGCAAGTTCAAATGTCGTTAGTGGTAAACTTGCTACCACAGTAGCTACAAGTTCAGCTGCTGCTGTTTCTTCCTCAGTAACAGCAAATGCTTTAGTAGCAAGTTCATCTAACTTTAATGTAACTGCCTCTATTTCTATGAGTAATGCTACGGTAGTTGAATCAATTACAATTACCTCACAAGTATCACACCTTAATATAGGAGATCAAGTTATTTTCCCAACTGCATCATTTGGTGGTTCTGCTGATGTAGGTGTTGATTTAACACTTACATTAGCTGCTACTGATTTCCAAAATTCATTTACATTAAAAACCTTTTCTGAAGGAGTTGAACAAAATAATGGAGGTACCGCTCCTACTACTTCAGGTTTATTACAATCTGGAAGTAAAGAAAATGTTAGAGTTGAAATTCAAAATGCTTCTACTGCATCTGGTAAATTTAATGTTTTAGTTAGAAGAGGAGATGATGATTTAAATAATAGAATTGTATTAGAACAATTTAACAACGTATCTTTGGATCCGTTTGACAATGATTACATAGGTAAAGCAATTGGTACTCAAACAGTAACTATTGGAGATTCTGGTACAACAGCTCCTTACTTACAAGTAGAAGGAGATTACCCCAACAGTAGTAGATACATCTTTGTAGATCAGGGTAGTATTGATAACACTGCAAACTACACAGACAGTGAAGGTAATATAAGAAGCCAAGCTTCAACTGCAAGTATCCCTCAAATCCAATCTCAATCAATGACAGGAGGAGAAGGTGAATTAATAGCAGATGCTAAATTTGGTAAGGACATAACAAGTGAAAATACTGAAGGAGTAAACCAAAATGATTTTACTCAATCATTTTACTTACTAAATGATCCTAACTACTCTTACACTTCAATTGCTGCCCCAGGATTAAATTATGGTGATCACTCAACAGCATTAAATATTCTTTTAACAAATACTAAAGATAGAGCAGATGCTTTAGCAGTAATTGATTTACAAAATTATACTGATAATGCTAATATTACAAGTGCTGTAAATTCCGCTAAAACAATTAATAACTCGTATGCTACAACATATTTCCCGTGGTTATTATGTAGCGATCCTACTACTGGTAGATTAAAATGGGCACCACCTTCAACTTTTATACCTGGTGTTTATGCCTTTAATGATAAAGTAGGCGAACCTTGGTTTGCTCCTGCCGGATTAAATAGAGGTTCACTACCAACAGTAGTCAGAACACAAAAAGGATTACCTAAGGCGTCTAGAGATACCTTATACGAAGGCAAAATTAACCCAATTGCCGTATTCCCAAGATCAGGAGTTGTAGTATTTGGTCAGAAAACATTACAATCTAAAGCCTCAGCATTAGATCGTATTAATGTTAGAAGATTATTAATTACTATTAAACAATTCTTGGATCAACAAGCAGGTAATGTTGTATTTGAACAAAACACAGTAGCTACTAGAAATAATTTCTTAGCAGTTGTAAACCCATACTTAGAGTCAGTTCAACAAAGACAGGGTTTATATGCGTTTAAGGTAGTAATGGATGAATCTATTAATACTCCTGCAGTAATTGATAGAAATGAATTAGTTGGTCAAGTTTACTTACAACCAACTAAAACAGCAGAATTCATAATTCTTAACTTTAACGTCCAACCAACTGGAGCAACATTCCCTGAAGCAGGGGGAGCTACAGGAGGAGCAAATGGAGGTGGATATTAATCAAAAATAATTAAAAGAATAAAAATTCTAATATTTATTAATAAATAAACAACAATGGCAGTATTAGATTCAAACGAAATTTTCTTCACAGCATTTGAACCCAAACAAGCAAATAGGTTCATACTGTATGTGGATGGTTTCCCCAGCTACATGGTGAAGGGTGTAAGCGCAATTTCACTTACCCAAAACGCAATTACTCTTAATTACATAAACGTATATCGTAAAATTAAAGGTAAAACAACTTGGAACCCAATTACTTTAACTCTTTATGATCCAATTACTCCTTCTGGAGCGCAAGCTGCAATGGAATGGGTACGTTTAGGTCACGAATCAGTAACGGGTAGAGATGGTTACTCTGACTTCTATAAAAAAGATTTAACTCTTGACATAGTAGGACCTGTAGGTGATGTAGTAAGTGAGTGGGTAATTAAAGGAGCCATAATTACTGAAGCCAACTTTGGAGACTACGATTATGATTCAGTAGATACCCCAACCAATTTAACCCTTACAATAGATATGGACTACTGCGTGTTGAATTTCTAATACAAGCCAAAAATAATAAAAAGAAGGAGCGCAGAAATGCGCTCCTCTTATTTTTTAATATATTTATATTCAAAACAAAGTTATTTACAATGAGTGATAAATTTAATCTACCAACAGAAGTTATAGAATTGCCTTCCAAAGGCTTATTATACCCCGAAGGTCACCCTTTAGCAGAAGGAAAAGTCGAAATAAAATACATGACTGCTAAAGAAGAAGACATCCTTACTAATCAAAATTATATTAAAAATGGATCCGTGATTGATCGACTCCTTCAATCACTGATTGTAACTAAATTTGATTATAATGATTTACTAACGGGTGATAAAAACGCTATTATGATAGCGGCACGTATTTTGGCGTATGGAGCAAAGTATGACGTTACATACAATGGAGTAGGTCAAGAAATTGATTTATCTGTTTTAGAAAATTTACCTATAGACGAAAGTTTATATAAAAGGGGTGAAAATGAATTTTCTTACACGTTACCCCACACTAAAAATGAAGTTACCTTTAAATTCCTTACAGGGCATGATGAAAGAAAAATTGATGCTGAATTAAAAAGTCTTAAAAAAATAAGTAAAACAGCTTCTAATGATGTAACAGTAAGACTTTATAGAACTATTACCTCAATAAATGGTTCTACTGAAGCTAAGGACATTAAAGAATTTACTTCTAACTATTTCTTAGCTAAAGACATCCGTGAGTTTAGAAAATACTATAAAACCATAAACCCAGACGTAGATATGGATGTTATAGTATTTAATGATGAGGGTGATGAAGAAATAGTATCACTTCCAATTGGCTTGAGCTTTTTTTGGCCTGACCTCTGATGCCGCAACCCTAATTAGGGCGAATTTATTTACCCAAATACATGAAATTGTATTTCACGGCAACGGAGGTTATTCTTGGCATGATGTTTATTCAATGCCTACATGGTTAAGAAAATTTACTTTCCAAAAAATAAAACAACATTACGAGGATAAAAATAATAAATCTAAAGAACAAGCAGAAAAAAGCTGGTTGAAAGGATCAGCTCGTGATGAAGCTAAACAAAAATCAAAACCTAAAGTACCTACATATACTTCTACTATGAAAAAGGCGTCAAAGAAATGACGCTTTTTTTCTTTGAATATTTATTACCATGGCAGAATTTGATCCTAATTTAAACGCAGCAAACCTTAAAAAAGTTAATGAGGAAGCTGAAATCCTAGGCAGGACTTTACTAGGTGTAGATAAACAACTTAGAGATGCAGCTAAATCAGCGGCTAAATTAACAGGAGACACAGCAGAAGGATTTCTGGCGTCTGGTTCAACTGCTAAAAACTTAGCCAAAGAACTACAAAACTTAACTAAAGACCAGCTAAAGGGATTAGATAAAAACCAAAAGTTTAAAAAGCAACTTATTAAGTTAGATGCAGAGCAGGCTGCTCGACAAGCAAAAATTAATAATCTTTCAGAATTATTAAATTTATTAATTGCAGAAGGAGGAGAAGAGGCCGAAAAAGAAGCTGATGCTTTAGTTGAAGTATTAGTAGCCCTCCAAGAACAAGAAGATGCGGCAAAGGCCGTAAGAGGAGAATTTGAAAAAATTTCTGAAACTACGGATAAAATGGAAAAGGCTAATCCATTTAAAGGATTATCCGATGTAACTCAAGACATCCCAGTTTTAGGAAAAGTATTTTCGGGAATGGCGGGAGCGGCTGATACTTTTAATTCAAAATTAGCTGAATCAAACGATTCAGGTGAAGCACTTGCAGCTTCTTCTAAAGAAATAGCAGGTGATTTAGCAAAAGCAGCATCTGCTGCCTTTATAGGTGCTTTAGTAAAAGGTTTAAAAAGTGCGGATGAAAGATCCGTTAATTTAAGTCGTAATTTAGGAATGTCCCGAAAAGAGGGACTTAAACTAAATAACCAATTAGTTACAGCTGCCTCTAGTATAAATGGAGTTACAGCTAGTAATCTTGCTGAATCTTTAACGGAAGTTAACCAAGCATTAGGTACAACTTCTATGCTTTCTGCTCAAACCTTAACTACATTTAATACTCTTACTAAACGATTAGGGGTAAGTGGAGCTGAAGCTTCAAAATTAGCAGAATTTACTTTAGCTGCGGGTCAAAACACTACTGAATTTACTGAAGAAGCTATAGGTACTGTTAAAGTCTTAAATGCACAGAACGACACAGCAATAGACTATAAAGCTATTTTAAAAGATGTAAGTAATGTATCTAATGCTGTTAAATTATCAACCAAAGCCCAAGGACAAAATTTAGCAGAAGCAGCATTCCAAGCTAAAAAAATGGGTTTAAGTATGGGTGAATTAGATAACATTGCTGGAGGATTACTAGACTTCGAACAATCTATTGCTAATGAGTTAGAAGCTGAATTATTATTGGGCCAGGACCTTAACTTAGAAAAAGCAAGACAATTTGCTTTAGATGGAGATTTAGTGGGACTTGGTAAAGAACTTCAAAAACAAGGTATTACTCAAGCAAAGTTTGCGGATATGAATAGAATCGAGCAAGAGGGCATTGCTAAAGCAATGGGTATGACTCGTGAATCTATGGCAGATATGTTTGTTAAAAAGTCAGCACTAGCTAATTTAAATAAAATGGAAGGGATTAATGCTGATAGTATGAATGATGCTATTAAGCAAAGGTTAGAGCAAATTAATAAAATTGAAGATGCTGATGAAAGAAAATTAGCATTAGAAGAATTAAAGAAAACAAAAGGAGCTGAAGAATTAGTACAACAGCAAAGAAACCTTACTCTCCAAGAAAAGCAAGAGCAAGTAATGGAGCAAATGAGTGATGTATTTGCTAAAATGATTCCTATCTTAGATACTATCCATAGCATATTTGATTTTATAATGGGTAACATTGAGCAAATTTCAATCATGGCTGCAAAGTTTGGAAGTATACTAACTGGTGGAAAATTATTAGATGGTGTAAAAGCATTAATGAATCCCTTCAAAACAATCAGTAATACTATTTCAAAAATAACAGGAGGGTTAAGTAAAATGGGGGGAGCTGCGGATGATGCCGTTAAAGCAGTTACAGGAACAGCTTCAACAGTTGCAGGAGGTGCAGCAAAAGCTGGAGGTGGTGGATTAATGGGTATGATAAAAGGTGCAGGAAAAGGTTTATTGGGAGGAGTATCCAAACTTGCAGGTTCAGTAGTTTCAGGAGTTAAATCATTAAACCCTATGAATGCTATTAAAGGTTTCTTTAAAGGAGGTGGTGTAGGTAAACTTTTAAAAAAGATTCCTATTCTAGGAACAGCTATTTCAGCTATTATAGCGGGTATGGAAGTAAAAAATGCAGCAGCAGGCACATTAGATGGAACTATAGATTATCAGGAAGTAGGTAAAAAGTCACTCCAAGCTGTAGGAGGTTTAGGAGGTGGTATAGTAGGAGGTATTTTAGGATCATTAATTCCTGTCCCTGGTATAGGTACATTCTTAGGTGGTATTGCAGGTGATGCTTTAGGTAGATGGGTAGCGGGAACAATTGCAGATAATGTAGATGTTTCATCTGTAGGTAAAACAGCAGTAGATCTATTTGGTGGGGATGAAGCAGCAGACTTTATATCAAGACCAGGCCAACCAGTCCAAAAATTCCGCAAAGATGACATTATTATAGGTGCTACAAGTCCATTTGGCGGAGGTGGTGATGGAGAGGCTGTTAAATTATTAGAACGCTTAGTAAACGCTGTAGAACAGGGTAGTGTTGTAATGATGGATGGTAATAAAGTAGGTACGGCTTTAGGAATGACTTCATATAAGACTCAATAATTTATAATATTTATAATAAACCTTATATTAATCTTTAATAAATAAAAAATATGGCACTTTTAGACATGCTTCAATCAATTGGATCTACTTTAGGCTTAGGAGGTCAAACCCCTCCCGCTTCTACACCAACAGACGACTCAGGAAATAAATACTTTGAAGGATCATCTTTAGATTTAGATGGTCAAACTCCTACTAAATATTCAAATACTGCACCGGAAGGACAAGGAGGTAGAGTATAATGCCCTTAATAGAAATGACTTCCGATCTAACCTCCCTAAAATTTGGGAGGGATAGAAGGGGTGGTGGTAATAGTGGACAACCTTACTTCACTAAAGACATCCCTGGAAGGCTAGAGTCTATAGATCAAAGAAACAGTGTATTAGGTACTGATTTTTTAATTAGAGGAGGAGCCCTATCAGCAGTAAATGTATTAGAGGATGAAATTAGATTAGGAAGATTTCTTACAGATTTTAAATCTCCTAATGGCGCTTTATTTATTGCAAAACAAAATCTTCTCTCTCTTCAAAATCCTAAAACAGGTGCGGGTCCTATTAGAGGTTACACCCCAGCAAAAACATTAGCCCAGGTAGCTGTTAATCCCCTAGGGATTCATTTAGGTCCTATTATAAATGATGAGAATAAGTATGAATTTTTAACTAAAAATAAATATAATACTAATCAATTAGGAGTAGAAAATAAAAATAAGTTATTACTTTTATATGAAACTAATATAATTTCTCCTACTGCTACCTCAATAGGAGGTGCTACAGATGTAACCCAACTTTTAAATAGTTTATCAAATACAGATGGAGAAACTGGACTTAATGCTTTTTCTGAAAATCTTAAAGCATTTGGAATATCTGAAGATCCAAATATATTATTACAATATAGAGGAGGACCAAATTCTGTTATAGGTGGAAGAACTATTATTAGGAAAGACTCTAAATTTAATACTAGTCAGGGCTTAGAAAGAAATTCTAAAGATACAGCGGATGTTAACAAATTTTTAGTTTATACACCTGATTTAATTATAAATAAAACTGTAATTGGAAATGTAGGTTCAACAGGATTTGGAGGAGCAGGTATTGCTAATTTTCAAAGTGATTTATTAGATCCCTCATTAACCGGTGTTCCTGAAATAAGAAGAAAACAACTAATAGGAGAACCTACTGATTATAATACATTTAATAGATCAAAAACTTACGGTGAAGGAGACCCTGGAAAGAAAAAACCCGAAGGAGATAGATCAGTATATTATACTACTAATTTAAGATCTGAGGCATTAACTAATAAAACTATACAAGATACTTATACCCCCGACTCAGTTAATGCTATACCTTTATACTCAACTTCAGAAGTTAGTGCTAAAAAAGAAGATGGGTACACTGATATTATTAAATTTAATATAGGTGTTATAGATTTAAATAGTGCAGGCTCCTCAAGTCCCCCTAAAACTAACTGGATCCATTTAAGAGCCTATATTAATAACTTCGCAGACAATTATGGGGCAGATTGGCAATCTTTTAAATATATGGGAAGAGGTAATTCTTTTTACAAATATAACGGATTTACTCGCACTATTTCTATGGGTTTTGATGTAGCTATACATTCAAAATATGAACAGGGTTTTGTATATGATAAATTAAATTATTTAGCCTCATTAACTGCTCCTAATTACTCTGATGGTGGGTTTATGAGAGGAAATATTATAAAGTTAACTGTTGGAGATTATTTAAGTAACCAATTTGGCATATTAAATGGACTTAATTTTAGCATTCCCGACGATTCTACATGGGATATAGGAAGGGATTTAGATGGAAAAGAAGATGCTAATTCATTACAATTACCTCATAGAATTACAGTAGGAAATTTTGCATTTACTCCTATTCATAATTTTGTTGAAGACACAGTTAAAACATCCTATGTTGAAGGCACATCTGTATTCCCAAGTTCTAACTACATTTCATTAGGAAATCAGGCGGGGGGTTATGAAACTACTTTTTCTCAAAGAAAAAATATTAATAATACTAAGTAATTATGAGTAGGTACTCTAGAATAAAAACCATACAAAATCCCAAGGATAATAATGGAGCTAAATTTTACTCAACTTCTTTTTACCCTAAAATCCCTCTATCAGAAAACGATATATATGTTTTAACAAATAAAGGTGATAGGTTAGATTTATTAGCCCAACAATTTTATAGTGACCCTAATTTATGGTGGATTATTTCTTCAGCAAATGGGAATTTATCCCAAAACTCATTAAATATTCCTTTAGGAACCCAATTACGTATTCCTCGTAACACAGGATTAGCTATTAATCTATTTAATAAACTAAATTCTTAATGGGTATTATTGGAGAAAATCTTGATCAAGATCTTATTAACCAAATTGACATAAGACAATCAAAGTTAGGAAAACCTGTCTTAGATCATAATGATATTATATATAATAATAGCAATACTTCTTGGTTAAGAGTAGCATCTAGTGTTGATGTAGAAGATACCCAATTAGCGGGATTAGATGATTTTTCTGCAGTTGGAGGAGGAAATAGATTTGCCAAAAACGCAGTACTTTTTGGTCCGGCGGGCCGTGATGAAGATCCTCTAGGCAGATTCGGTGCTTTTGGATTTGCTGAAGGAAGTAGTCTTGATAGTTCAACTTACTATAACTATGGTTGGGGGGGTAACATAAACAAATGGGGTTACACACCTCCCCCTGCAGTTGAAAACATGTCTATTACAGCTTTAAATAGAGGAGCTATAAGAAAAGCAAATATTAGTCTAGTAGCCCACAACCCAGACCAATTTAGATTAATTGAAGCTCTTTATTTAAGATTAGGATTTACTATTCTAGTAGAGTGGGGTCACACTATATATTATAATAACCAAGGTAATTTACAACAAAGATCAGATTTTTCTACTTTACCTTTTTCAACCTTTATGGAAGGTGGAGATAGTAATGTTTTTTCTACTGTTACTAAACAACTTATAGAAGAAAGGAATTTATCAAATTATAATTATGATGGTTTTATTGGATATATTAGTAATTTTAATTGGACTTTTGGTGCAGATGGTACTTACAAAGCTACCTTAAATGTAATAACTAGAGGAGGTCTTATAGATTCTTTAAAAACAAACCATGTTGTAAATTCTAAGTCGGTACCCAAAGATGAATCAGGAAATGAAACAAGTAAAGCTACTATTTTAGTAGCGTATTTAGAAAATTGGAAACAAACGTTAAAATCTGATAATGATGACGCAGGCCTTTCCCGTATTGGACCTTTTAGTTTTTCTCCTTCTTCAATATATGATAGAGACCCTAGTGAAGATGAAGAGGGAAATATATTTCCGGGTTTAAGTGTTGAAAGCGTATACGGTCTTAAATTATTACTAGATGGTGAACTTTTAAGATATGAAATGAGTACAAGCTCTACTAAAAGTGGATTCACTAGCCAATATTATATTTCTTTAGGATGTTTTTTAAGATTTATAAAAGAGCAAGGATTGTTTTATAATGATAATGGTGACCCTATTATTGATATAGAAACAGATTATGAAACTACTTTTATGCTTCGTCATCCTTTCCAAAATTCAGTTGACCCCAAGATTTGTATGTTAACTAGTGCTTCTCCTAAAATAGGAGATATTATAGGTGCTGATAGTTTTCCAATAAAACTGGTAGGTGACCCTCTTAATTTTTTTGAAACGGATAATCCTTTTAAAGGAGACATGATGGGAATAATGGTTAATATGGATTATATTGTTTCCCAAGTTAATAGTACTAAAACAGATGATGGTGTAGTTCCTTTAGGTCCTTTACTTCAAAATATTTTAACCGGAGTATCTAGAGTCACAGGTAATATAAACTCATTTAATGTATCTTATGATGAAGACACTAACACTTTAAACATAAAAGACGACACAAGCATCCCTGGAGTAACTCCAAAACGTAATTCAGTTGGAAAATTCCATGTTTATGGAATAACAAATGGGGAATTAAAAAATAGTACAGATTTACTAGCTAATTTAGGAAAAGGATTAGGATCAAGTACAGGAGTAGGTAGTTTTGTAGAAAATTTAAGTTTTACAAGTAAAATCTTCCCATCATTACAAAATGCAGTAGCAATTGCAGCCCAAAACCCAGAAACTACAGCAGGTGAACAAGTATCTTCATATCAAAGATTAAATAAAGGATTAAGAGATAGAGTATCTAAAGGAGCTAAACCCTTTAATAAAACTAATGAACAAACCCCATTTGAATTTTATATAGAAGAAATTATAAAAGTAAAAGAGCATTTTGCTCAATGTTATAATGGTTATAGATTACCCGAAGAAAGCGTAATTGAAGATTTTACTACGGCTTTAAAAGATATTTTATCTTATGACATACAATACAGAGCTACTAAAGGACAAATAACTTCTCCTTTTTTCATTCCCGTAGAATTATCTTTAACTATAAAAGGTTTATCTGGGTTTAAATTATATGAAAAATTCGACATAGGTCCCGATTATATTCTCCCCCAATCGTATCCTAATAATGTAAATTTTATAATCCAAGGAGTAACTCATGATTTAAGAGATAATAAATGGACCACTACCCTTAATACTCTATCTTGGCCCTCTGAACAATCAGTAGAACTCCAAGATTTTTCGGACATCATAAAAGGACAAGAATTATCTCCCCCAACACGAAAAAATAATAATCCATCCTCAGAAGTAACTACTATAGCTAGTAACCCATCCCTCCCTACAGAGATATGGTGGGGTGATGCTTATACTACAAGAGACAGTTTTGGTATTAAACCATTTGCTAGAACATCTCCTAATGAAGTAGTTAAGTACATAAACACTCAGTTTAAACCTTATGCATTAGACTTTTTAAATGGGCTTTTAGTTGAACCCCGCATGCAAGGATTAAAAGTTTCAATAAATTCTACAATAAGAACTATTCCTCAACAAGAAGAAGTTACTAAAACTGCTCCAAAAGTAGCAGCAAAGCCTGGAACTTCCCCACACCAATTTGGAATGGCATTTGATATTACTCTTTTTGATTTAGGTACTGGTAAACAACTTAGAAATAACACTAACTCTCCTCAAGAATGGGTAGAAACTGGAATAGTAGATGTTGCAAGTGCCGCTAAACTTTCTAGTTGGGGAGCAACTTTTAACAGATATGATCCTTTACACTTTGGAATTAAATTTAGCAAAACACAAGGTAAGGCAGAATATGCCAGAATAGCAAAAGAACAAGGTAAACGTCAAAGAGACGTAACGGCATTTGAAATTAAAGACATGAAATTTGCATTCTATCCTGGACCAGGTCCTGATGCTTCTACATATCCAAGCACTTGATGTATTTTCCAAAATCCCAAATAGAAACCAATTTATATAGTAATGGAGAACTTACTATCCTTACTACGGGGGTGCCTTATGTTGGTTTTTATTGGTCTACTTCAACTGGAAAATATTTTGCAGGTAAATCTCCTAACAGTATAGATAGTATAATTGAGCTTATAAAATATTCCGAAAATGCTGCTTCTAATGTAGCTAAATTTGAACCTGAACCCGAAGAAAAACCTTACTATAATTTTACATTACGAACTTTAGATTATCTACGTTTAAAGGATATTACTAAAATGATAGCCCCTAGCATTCCTAGACACATCCCCCCTTCTCCATCATTAGAAGATTATAAAATTAGAGAATTTAATAGATATTTCTGTAAAAAAATTAATGAACCGATTTTTATTGAAATTTCAGTAGAAGAATATCTAAAGTTAAAAAATAAAGATAAAACTATATCTTTTGATCTTTACAACCCTTTTATTTTAACTTGGGTTATTTCTGGAAATAAAGAAAAAGTTGCACTGGAAAATAAAAGCACAGTTTTTAATAAGGAATCAAATAAAAATTATATAGGATTAAGTTCTTATTTAAAAAATAACTATATTCAACTTTATAGTTTATATACACCTGGAGGAGAATTTTTATTACCTAATGGGAAGGATTATGTAGGACTTTATCATATTCATCCTGATAAGGGCCCTATGGTAGGAAGAAGACATGTACCTTATTTCCATCAAGCATTAACTCCTGTTAATATCTCACCCCCATCTACAGAAGTAAACAATCCACAAAACCAATCCTCACCCCCAATTAACCCCCCATCTGCAGATATTTATAACGGATCATCTAACACACCTGGAGGATATTAAGTTATGGCAGAAAGATTTATAATAGACGGAAACTTTACTCAAAGTTTTATAGGTACAGTTGCACTAACTGCACAGGCTTGCCCCCCAGGTCTTTCTACCCAAGAACTAGCTTCAATTTATTATGATTTAAATACTGGAGTAGTATGTTATCAAACATCCTCAACAGATTTTTGTTATGAATATGTTTTTGATAATACACTTTACCCATCTACCATTAGAGAGGGTAAATCATTTCTTGTCCCATCTGCAGGCAGTGGAAAATTTCAATTTGTTACTACATCTTCTTTAAACTCAACAGTAAATGGAGCTACTAACAGTGTAAGTGAAGCTTTATATTTACTTTTTAACACCCAATCTAACAACTCGGGAGATTTAACAAATTATTTACTACAAAATGCCGAATCTGGTTCTATTAGATTTTCTACTTCTACTAAAAACGTCCAGTTTAAATATAATAACCAAGCTCAATTTTTTGGTAACCAAATAAGTTTAGGACAAACAGATCAAACTGCATCTATACAAGGTTCTTCAAGCTTATCAGTATTAACTTCTAACACTGATACTCCTTTTATAAATGGAGAAAAAGTTTGTATACAAATTACAGCTTTAGCGGACACAGGTTTCCCATTTACAGGCTCTGCAGGAATATTAGGTAGTCTTAATGTAGATGGTACTATATCAGCTAGTGGTGGTGTAACTAGTAGTTTATTAGGTACTGCATCATATGCAGTTTCATCATCAATGGCATTTTCTTCATCAAATGCTGAGAAGGTTCTAGTGCGAGACTTTAGTTTTAACTCTAAATTTTCTATTCCTTATGTATCGGGAAAAGGAATGAAAATACTAAATATAGATCCTGATGGAGCTAGTATTTTTGGATACGATCCTTCTCTTAATACTTTTAATGTTCCAAATATCTCCTCATCAGGGATTATAAGTGCAAGTGATATTATTATTACTAATACTGCTTCTATAAGTTATTTACATTCATATTATGAATCTGCTTCTATAATATACACAAGTGGTTCTACAAAATTTGGTGATACTATAGATGATACCCACCAACGTACTGGAAGTATGTTTATTTCTGGAAATTTAGATATAACTGGAAGTATAAGTGCAAGTGGTACTGCGTTTATAGATAGAATTGAAGTAGGTCATAGAAACGATCGAACTAGTACCTCCCGACTAGTTATTAATAAAGATAATAACTCCAGAGCTATAATAGAATTTCCTCAAAGTTCTAGTGGTGATGAAAACGATCCTGCATTTATAAGACATACTGAGCTGTCGCCTGATGTTGGTAGAATGGAATTTTGTGTAAGTGATCAAGATGGTGCTAGTGATGTCTTTGCATTTGGACATGCGACCAGTGGAGATCCCAACAATGCTTTAAATGCTAAAGTCACACTTACTGCTAAGGGTAATGTAAGTGCAAGTGGTTTACTATTTATTTCTACTTCCCATGATAATGCAGGTGCTTTTTCAAATGTAGTAGTAGCAGATACCGCTAGTGGAAGATTTTACGTTACAAGCTCTTATGGAGGAGGAGGATCAACTGGTGATACTTTCCCATTTACAGGCTCCGCAGCTATTTCAGGAACTTTATCTGTAGAAGGAGAACTTGGTCACATAACGTCTTCTGGTGATGTAAGTGCTAGTGGTACAGGATCATTTTCAATGATAAAAGGAATAGTAGATGCGGCGGGTGCCTCAGTTAATGACCTTTTAACATTTAATGGTACTAGTTTTGTACCTGCTCCACCTGATACTACGTTTGTATTTTCTATTGCTGACTTTGATATTAGTGGTCAGGGAAATAGCAGCCAACTTATAGGAAGCGGAGTATATAAATCATCAGGTGCAATTTCATTTGTAGCTTCGTATAATAATGGACCCCCTAATGGTTCACCAAAACCTCCATTTGTACAGCTACGTACAGGCTCAAGTGCCCAAACCTTACAGGATATTACCCATTCTATGAATGCTAGTGCTTTTACAAATGGTACTACAGGTGAAGCCATTAATTACCCTAGTGCTGTAAATCACCAATTGAGATTTAGATTAATAGCTACTAGAAGTTCTGACCTTGATACTGATAATTCAGACCAAACAGTTACATTCCGTAACTTTTTAGCTTTTGGGGGATTAGATACTAATACCTCTCTAAACTCAGCTAAAATAACTACTTTATCACAATCAAATGCCCAATTACAATCATCTACAACAGTTGCCGATACTGTCACTACTGCTTTAGATAATGATGAATTCTTTTGTTATGCTTATAGAGATGCACTTTCAGATGTAAAAATGGTTACATGTGGATCAGGTCCTAATAGAATAACAGTTGCTATGGATCATACTGATAGGGCAGATAAAACAGCAAATGTAACAAGTGGAATATCTCATACCAACACTTTAGGATTTACAGAAAACTATGCTATAGTAGCTAGTTCGGGTTCTAATCTAGATGCCCATTCAACTACTTTCCAAACACTTACTAGTGACTCAGTAGTATTTAATTATTTACACTGGGGTACTAGTTCTAATGCAAGTTTATCATCTGAAGATAATGTTAGAAACTTAGATTATTCTTCTTCATTTAGTAATTCAATAGTTGACACATCTAACCCAAATATCCTTATAGTAACGGGTGATTTTGATGCTTTTATTTACATAGGTATTCCTGCAAGATATGGAGTAAATGGAACAGATTTTACTTTAAAAGATAATTCTACAAATTTAGCAATAGCATTAAATTCACCTACAGGAATTAGTGCAAGTAATCCTGTAGGTTTTTTTGAAGAGTATAAACTTTATAGATCTACAAATCAGCTAGTAACAAGTAATTTTCAAATAAAAATAGACCAATAATATGTCAGGAATTGGAGTAACAGGAAAATTTGTACCTTTAGGTAATTTTGCCGTTTTAGAAGGTGAATTTATTAGTGGTTCTATTACTGGATCTGCTGTAAGTTCTAGTGGTCTCTTGTTTGCTAGTGCATCTGAAGGACCTGGAGATGGTGTAGTAGTTGTTTATGATTCTGGATCAGGTCAATTTTTCTTTACAGCATCTTCTGCAGTAGGAGGGGGAGGGGGTGGAACCCCTGGGGGAAATAACCAAGAAATCCAATATAATGATGGGGGTGGTTTTGGAGGAGATTCTGGATTAAAATTTGATGACTCTTTAGGTGCTTCTTTATTTGTAGGAGGACCTATTACTTCAAGTGGTATTATTACGGCAAGTGGTCTCTTGTTTGCTAGTGCATCTGAAGGACCTGGAGATGGTGTAGTAGTTGTTTATGATTCTGGATCAGGTCAATTTTTCTTTACTGCATCTACGGCAATAGGGGGTGATGGATCTACTCCTACACTTGAAGAAGTAACAACTGAAGGAGCTATAACCTCCATACCAATTACCGCTTCTATAATAAGTGTAAGTAGTGGAATAACAGGTAGTTTATTAGGTACTGCATCTCATGCTCTAACAATTCAAGTTACTGATTCAGAATTTGATGCAGTAAGAAAAATTCCATTTCTTAATACTCCCATTGTACTTTCAGATACAACTGCTGCGGATTTAGGTTATAACCCCAATTCCCACATATTCTTTACTCGTAACATTAAAAATAATTCAACAGTAGCTGACACTAAAATAACAGGTTCCTTCACAGGCTCACTTACAGGTACTTTAACGGGTACTGCCTCATTTGCCACTAGTGCTTCAGATGCTCATAGTGCTTCATTTGCAGTAAGTGCCTCACAAGCTACTTTTGCAGCCTCTGCTACTATTGCTTCTACTGCAATTATTGCTGCAACAGCTACTACTGCTTCTTATGTATCAGCTTCTAATGTAGATCAACCCTTTACAAATATAACGGCTTTAGGTAATATAAGTGCTAGTGGTAATATAAGCGCTAGTGAGGTAAATGCTGGAAGTGTGTTTGCTCGAGACTTCTTTGGCCACGCAGAAGATGCTAATACTGGAATTGCCTTAGGATCAGATACTCTTACTATTAAGGGTGCTAACTCGGTAATAGCTAAATTTTCTACTACCGAAATTAGCACTAAAGAAAAAATTAGAGCCACAGGTTCTTTTTCTATTACATCATCAGGAGTAGGGGCCAATGCAAACCAGGGTCACATTACAGCTTCAGGTAACATTAAATCTCTTAATAATGTAGAAACTGTTAATTTTATAAATACAGGTACCGTAGCAAACAGTAAAATAACAGGTTCATTTACAGGTTCACTTACAGGTACTTTAACGGGTACTGCCTCATTTGCTACTAGTGCTTCAGATGCTCACAGTGCTTCATTTTCAGTAAGTGCCTCACAAGCTACTTCTGCTGCATCTTCTACTACTGCTTCTTATGCTGAATTTGTTGAAGTAATTGCAACAGGAAGTAATGAAAATCTTCCTATAGTATTTGTAAGCCAATCATCTTTATTTAAAGATGGTAGTGGGATTGATTTTTTTAACTTTAATCCTTTTAGTAATACTTTTATAACTAAAAAAATAATAAATGATTCAACAGTAGCACAAACCATCCTTACAGGATCATTTACTGGATCTTTAACAGGTACTTTAACAGGTACTGCATCTCATGCTGAATCATCATCCTTTTCAATAACGGCCTCCCATGCTTTAAACACAGGTCAAACAAATGCTGCGGGAAGTGATCAAGAAGTTCAATATAATGATGGAGGAAGTTTTGGAGGCAATGCTGGTTTTAAATTCGACGATTCTTTAGGTGCTTCCTTATTTGTAGGAGGACCTATTACTGCAAGTAATAATATAAGTTCTAGTGGACATATAAATGCTAATACCTACAAACATCTTGGTTCTACGTTTGTAAGTTCCTCTAGTACAACCTTTATATTTGGTGCTGCCACAAGAATTAATTTACACTCGGGAACTGGTGGAGTAGCATCTATGGCATCTTTACTCACAGATACCTTCGCTCCTTTTACCTCATCAACCTTATTAAACTCTTGCTCAGTATCCGAAACCCACCTTACGGGCTCATTTACAGGCTCCTTTACAGGTAATTTAATAAGCACTGCGTCATTTTCCTCATTTGCTACAAGTGCCTCTAACGCCCATAGTGCTTCATTTGCAGTAAGTGCCTCACACGCTACTTTCGCAGCCTCTGCTACAAATGCTGCAGGTCTTACAGGTAACCCCAACATTTCAGTAGGCACTATAACTAACAACTCAACAGTAGCAGGATCAAACATTACAGGTT